ATTTAATTTAATATGATGACTCCACATATTCTGAAGAAACTGCAAACAGTTCTTTCATTCCTCCTGGATCCGTAACTGAATCTGTAGATATTTTTACAGTTGCAAAATGTCCTTTAATACCCGACATACTACTTCCCCATATAACCTCTCCGGCTGCTGGTTGGCTATTATTTATTAAATTAGCCATATATTTATTTTCTTTTCTATCAAATCCAGCGTGATTTATTGGAGGTATCATTTGTGCAGGGTATTGATTTCCAAAATTATCGTAAGAACCTTGATTGTAGCTATATACTTTTATAGGCAACGGATCTCCATTAGAATCAACTGATCCAACCGTATCTCTTGTTTCGCTTACACTTCCTAATAAATTTGGAGTATTTACACCTGTTATATCAGATTCAAAAAGATCTATTTGCCATCCATTTCTTCCTTCATAGTTTACAGTTTTAAATACTTTAGACATGCTAACGTTAGGATTAAATACAAACGTTACGCTTGACTTGTTTTGTACTTCATAAAAATTAGCTCTTTTAGCTGATTTATCATAATGTAAAAACAACTTACCATCTTTTAACGTGTAATAGTTATTTTTTAAACTAATACCTTGATCTGGCTTGTAACTAAAAAAGCTAGGAAAACCATTTACTGAATCGTCAAAAGATAAAGTTTCATAATTTGAGCTTGAACTAGGCTGCACAGAAGTTACGTATTGCTTACTATAAGTATCCCAAGCTCCAACAACTTTGCCTTTTTGCTGTATTGTATCTACGGCAGCTAGAGCATCTCTCCAGTAATCAATCATACCGTAATTAGATATTTCTGTTAAACCATCTCTAGAAAGCCTTAAAACAACTCCTCTGTCTTTGTCTGAAAAGTATTTTCTAAAGCCGTAAACTGCAAAACTTTCTGGGTTTCTACTTATACCAAAATTACCTAAAACAGGTCTTATATCACCAATAACTAAATTAGAAGAAGTAACAGTTCCTCCGCCTTCTGCAGAGTATATAGCGTCTTTATCTATTAAAGCTTGATTGACTTTTGATTCTTGAAAAATAATTAAGTTAGTGTCTTCCGCGTATAATTTTTGTATAGATCCATTAGCTGGATCTACGCTTTTTACTATGTCTTCTCCAATAGAAAAAACATTAGTATCGTTAATACCTGTTCTAGAGTTGAATATACCTGAGTATATCATAGAGTTTACTCTAAAGGTAGCGTTTGGTTGATTTTCAACTAAATACGCTTTAGCTCCAGGCTCTATAGATGTATTGTTATAACCTCCTGTTATTCTAGATTCTTCTACAGCCCAATTGCTTGTATTGACCTCAGCTGGTATAGGCACATAATTAGTATTGTCGTAAGTGTTGTTTCCTCTAGATCCATTCCACATAGGTAGTATGACGCCATCTCCATCAACTTCTGTTCCGTTTACTTTTTTAAGTACAAAACTGTTAAAATATTTAACTTCTATTACTCCCATATTATATTATCACTTATTATTACTATACATTACACTAAATTAAGCAAAGGTTGCTGTTATAGGTTCAGATGATCCTTTTATTTTCTTACCATTTGAATCTAATTGCATTACAAACTTTCTTTGAGTTGCATTATACACGTCATAAGAATTATTAGCTAATTCGTCCTGAACTCCAACCCAAGAGTTTTCAGTACCATTATCAACAACAAATTGACCTTCAGTTATAGCACCTGGTCTGTAGCAGTAAAATCCAGGTGTTATTAGTTTAACTTCTGTTAATTCTGGATTTGTGTATAATTGAGTTACGTAGCCCATGGCCCATTCTCTAGCCCAAACCTGCTCGGTTAACGATTGTGAAGACGCGTCTGAAACATTTACAGAGCTAACACTTGATATTAAATAAGGGTAAGATGTTTGAGAATTACTAGTTCCTTTAGGGTAATAAAAATCACCATAAGATATTTTAGTATATATATTATTAATGGTAAATAAAGCGCCTCGATTTCTAAAAGGATTATTAGGCGTTGTATTCCACAAGTTAGAGTTACCAGGTGTAGGAACCACAGCAAGATCACCAGCTGTATTAGCTGATTGAGGGTATCTAGCTATTAACCTATATTCTCCAAATTTACTTTGAGTTTCTTTGTACCCTTGATCCATGCCTATTACAAAAATCTTACTCAATACAGCAGACGTTGACAAAGGCACAAAAGGTGGCATAAAATCATTATAAGATGTAGCTATATCACTAGAATTGCCATAAGTAGCGGTGTGTCCTAAAGAACTTTCATTTAAAAAACCTGTATTGTAAAAAGGAGAACTACTGGGAACACTAGTTGCTATATCTCTATCATCTTTATTAAAGTTTTTTTGCCAACCTCCAAATTTAATTTCTTGTCCTTCAACATCTATAGCTGTGGTCCATGGCGATTGATTGTTTGGTCTATACTGTAAATAAGTAGGCCATCCTATACCTAGTTGACTATTCGGTTGATTAACCACTCCTAGATTTGGAAACATTTCAAAACCAAAATCAACTTTAATGTAAGCAGTTCCTTTGTCTAGCGTGTTGTTAGAGTCAAAATCAGGAACTGTTGATAGCGGTTGAAGAGAAAGCGGTTTTCTGTTTACGTTTATAAAAGTATATGGATTTTCTTGTTCGTCTAAAAAGCCTGATTCTATAAACGGTTTACTTTCAGAAGCACTAGATTGCAGTCCAATATTAGAAAGCTCTATTTCTTCGTACGGAGCTCTACCTATTGAACCTGTGTTTTGCACTTCTACAGGAACGTTATTGCCTCCAATTAAAGTTGTATCGCTATAATCAGCGCTCCAATAAAAACCTGTAGATGTTAATCCTTCACTTATTATTTGTGGAGTTAACACACTACCAAATTTAGAGCTAGCTTCTTCTTCGCCAAAAACAGTTGTTATATTTCTTTCATATACTCCGTTTCCAGAATCTAAAACTTGTACTGAAAAGCTATAAGTACCAAAAGCTTTACCCTCAGTTTCATAAACTTCTCCATCACTATTTATAGTTAATGGTGGAATTGTACTTGAAGCGGCTGGAACTTGCTGTGATATAGTCCAAGAAAGATCATCAGTACTACTAAATTGAGTACTTGATCCTGGAGTTGGAACAAAACCATTAACAGCTGTAAATGTAGCTATTGGACTAGAAAGGTCTCTATCTCCTTGCAACAATATAGGACTAATGGGAGTATCATTAATAAAAGGTAATGTATTACCTATTGTCATGAACAAAGTAAACTTTCTAGGCAAAGTAGCTTCTTGAGCAGCTTCGCTTCCAGATGATGGACTAAATTGAGCACTAACGTTAAAAGTAAATTTAAACCTATTGCTGCCTTCTAAAGATCTATGATATATAGATTCATTGACTTCTAATTTATGTTGATCGTAGCTGCCATTGCCTTCAGGATCGTTTTTATCTATTTTACTGTAAACCCACAATGAACTAACGTCTTCTCCTGGTTCTGACAATCTAACAACAGAAAGTAATTCAACTGTACTATTTCTAATGGGATTAGAACTAATATCTTCTTCTAAAATAGGCCAAAACAATTGAACTAAATCACCTTGTTCGTTTGATTCTTCTTGATTGCCTTCAATCCAACCGTCAAAACCGTCTAAAGCATTATCTTGTCCAGCTACAGCATTAAGATCTTTTACTAATCCAGTAGTAGATGTTTCATAATATATGTCTAGTAAAGAAACTCTAGGATTTGTTTCAAAAACACCTAAAAGTATTCTATAAATATTTTTATAGTTATTTGCTTGAAGAGATCCTATAGCATTTGAGTTGATATTTCCTTGAGCTAATCTAGCTAAATAAGGATTACTATCTTCTTCGTAAATAGTAGAATAAGGTGGTCCTGTGTTTCCAGCACCTCCAACGTCATCTATAAACATTTCATTTTGGTTAGCTATAGCTGCAACAGTTTGCGCATTTGTACCAGGATAATATGGAATATTTATATCTGTAGACGTAGTTGTTAATATTACAGCTGGAGGTGTAACTCTACCAAATAATTTAACGTCACTTCTAAATTGAGTTTGATCGCTACTTATTTCGTTTAAATCTCTAGGTACTTTGTTTATATTATCTCCAATCAAAGGAATAAAAGCAACGCTATCTTCGGGAGAAGGTATTACGGGGTCGTTTGCATCGTGATCTGGATAACCATTTAGTATTCCAGGGGTATATACGTTGTAATATTCTAATTCAGTTTGCTTTACAACGACTTTATAAGAATACCAACCTAAAGGATTATACTCTGAACTAGTGCTGTCTCCATTATATATACCATTCCAACCAGATCTATCACCAGTTAAAGCGTCTGGAGCTTCAGCGGTATTGCTATTGACTGGAGGTGTGTTTATAGAAATTTTTAAAGAATCTCCACTCCAGCTATCTATATTATTATTAGCTCCGGGATTAGCGGTGTATGGATGGTAAAAAGTAGAACCACCAAAAGTTATTCCATCCTGTGTTTTACTAGAAGGTAAAACTTTAGATAATATAGTTCCTGATTGTCTACCGTATCTATCTGACAAAATAAAGCCACATTGATAGCTTCTATTCTGTTTTACATTGTGTTGAGGATATTCTATAGAACTAGTTGTTTGAGACGCAACTAAACCAGATTGAGAAAAAGCAGACTTTTCGTTAACTACAACGTCGTAATCAAAACTTTCTGGTGGACTATGTTTATCTTGAAAATTACTATAAACAACTCTATTTGATATTATTTCTTGACCAAAAGCCCTAACAGGCGTTTTATCATATACTCTAATTATTTCGCTTTCAGGTAGTGTCTTGTACGGTTTTCTTGATTGATAGCTATAAACATACTCATTGCTTGTATCTGGATTTCCATTTTTATTTTGAAAATCTTTATAACTTATAGTGTCTAAAATTTTTACAGCTAAAGAATTAGATTCTTTGAATAATATTTCTATTTCAATTACCCCAACCTCTTTTCTTAAAGTACTTGGAGATAAATCAGCTGTACCAGCTGAATTTTTACCTAATGGTATGTACAAGCCAACATTGTTAACTTTGTTCTCCATAAAAGAAACTATACCACTAACTATAACAGTTTCTTCATCACCAACTAAAAAATAACCATCTTGCTTAGGTATAAAAGCTTCTTGTGTAAATGGAGCTAATATTGACTTTTCTCCATCTTCAAAAGTAAATCTATAGCTAAAAGAAACAAATAAAGGAGCTAAATACAAAGGATCTCCAGGCCAGCTAGAACCGCTTTCTATTGGAACACTTAAAGGGTTATTATAAAAAGGATTTTGAGAAAAAATTAATAAAGTATTATCTGCAAGCGTAACTACTGAACTTAAAGTTACTTCAGAATTTACATCATTCCAATCCGTTACAACGGTTCCATCTGGAACACCTTGCCCGGTAACGCTTACGCTGTCTAAAGGAACGTTTCCTTTTATGTTATCTATAGTTATTACAGAGCCAGTAATTCCGCCTGGTTCGTTAACAATACCTTTACCACCGTTTGGAAGATAAGGCGTTACAACGTCTTGCATTGAACTATATGGAGTACCATCGTTTAAATAATATAAATTTATAGTATTGTAAGGGTTGTATTTAGCAACAGATATAGTATCTTCATTGATGTAAGATTCAAAACCTCTATTTATATTTATTTTTCTAGGTTGATTTCTATTGTCAGTCCAAAATAATAAATTTTCTAATAAATTTATACCGTATATAGGATATTGTTGACTAAAGTTTAAAAAAGCTCCTTCCGCTAATTTAGTTGCAGATTTATTAACTGAATTAAAAGACCAAATATAATTATAAGCATTAGCAGAATAATTAACAGTAACAGCACTTGAGCCAGTTCCAGTAACATTAGGTAGACTTTGATCTGTTAAAAATACAAAAATAGTAGAAGCTCCTTCGTTAGCATAAACGCCTATGGATTTTAAAGTTCCAGTAGGGTGACCAGATAAAACACTAAAGTCTACATCTACACCATCGTTTAATTTAGCTATTAAATTCCCAGCTGCATTTTCTAAAGCACCTACGTCTTCGCCTTCTGACTTACTAACTTGTATATTTCGTCCATCACGATACTCTCCTCTAGGTAGTAGTCTACTATCTAGATCTTTGTTCATTTTAGACTTTATAAAAGCATTTTTAACTTCTGCCATTTATTTTAGTATTTTATCCATTTAGATTTACCTCTAGCAATCTGAACAAACTCATTTAATTTTATATTTGATAATCTAAGCTTAGCGTTTCTAAGCTTAGCGCTTCTTTCTCTCTTTAATCTTTGAACAACATACTCAGGTTGATTAATTCTAGTAGATAATATCGCGTGACTTATGTGAGCGTATAAAGCTTCTTCTGCTAATTTAGGTATTTTCATATCAGAATCATAACCTAATCCGTCTGATATGTATTCTAAAAATATTAATTTATCAGCTAAGTCGCTAGAAAAAGATATTTTATTGTTTCTTTCATCAATAGTGAACCATCCATTTACTTGAGCTGTTTCTGGCTGTAAGCCGAATCTTTGACCTACGTAGTTATTTCCATTGATATTACCGTAACCTAAACCTTCAGACAGTAAAAAACCAGTTTCATTACTTTGAGCTTCGTTTATTTCTTTTAAGTCATTTGATGCCCATCTAGCTTTTGTTTGAGAAGATAATTCTAAGTTTTGACTATCATTACCTTGAATAGCAATACCTTCGTTATCTTGAGCGGGTACATCATAAGGATTACTAGTTAATGTAGTTGGGTATATAATATGTTTAACACCTTGAGAATCAATCCAAGCAATGCTAACGTAGTTTACGTAATCTTGAGGTATTGGCACGCTTAAGTTTGCAGGTATGCTTAATTCTTGAGATCTAATACTTTTTAACGTATCATAACTAAATTCCTGTAAACCACGTTTAGCAAAAAACATAACGTCAGTTGTTTTAGCGCTTGGTATTAATTTACCAGCACCAACGTAACCTATCATGAAATTAGTAATAACGTCCTCTAACGATGTGTAAGCATAACCGCCATAGTTTTCGTTTACTGTTGTTCCAAACGCATCTCTATTACCATATTGACCTCCAAACTCACTAAGAAGTTGTACTACAAAAGACTCAGTCCCTAATGGTGGTATTGTAGCCAATGTTATTACGTTGTCTTCTACAGTATACGGATTAATATATTCTTGATATTGACTAACTAAACCATTAGGACTTACGTATAGTCTAAAGTTATTTATATTATATGTGTCTGTATTTGGATCGTAATTTCCAAAAGTTAAATCAGTATTAAATGTAGTTATTAGCTTAGAGCTAACTATAGGCGCTTCAAAGGTTTGAGAACCAGAATAATATTGCGCATTAGTTTCGGTTATTAAGCCGTTATTAGGTATAGCCATTGTTTAACTTTTTTTATTAGTTTCATCAGCTTGAACTAAAGCCGCAGCTGTTTGTACTATTTCGTTGTCTCTTATTATTATTCCAGAATATAATAATATTTTAAGTATAACTTCTGTTTGCTCTGACTCGTGTAGTTCAAAATTTACAGAGCTTTGTTCGTTGTACTCGTATTGACCTAAGCTACCTAGTGTTATACCCCAGATTATGTCAACTGGTTTACGTACATAATCAACTACAACCTTAGATGTTATAGAGGTAGGTTTTATAAAAAGTTTTTGATTTTCATATAGATATACAGGATTAATAGTAGTTGGTTTAGTTAGTTTAGATCTATCAACATAATAAAAATCATGTCTATCTAATCTTTGAACTATTTTATTAGTGTCGTATACTAAGTTGCCTAATCTATAAAAAGATACTTGTCTATTGTAAGAGTCTACTGTTGGAAGTGAAAAGTAATCAGTTCCAGTTACCGCAATAGGTGTACCGAATGTTTTAAAAATAGCTATTTTTTCGTCAATGTTTTCTTGTCTATCGGCATAATCTGTATCCGCTTGAGGAACACGTAGTTGCTGATTAAGATCATCGAAGTATTTTTCAAATATTTCTAACTGTACTTGTGTAGCTACTTTATTAAATTCATCTGGCGTCATGTAGCCACGCTGTTCTTTATTAAGTATCATTAAGACAGTTTGATATACTGTATTTACATTTATAGCCATTTGTTATTATTATTAAAATAAAGGAGGCATTGCGCCTCCCTTATAGTATTACATGTTAAGAGAACTTTTTCTCTATAGACTGAAAGACTTGAATGCCTTCGTCTGTCTTGAAGAAAGATGCCATAGCTGAGTATGGGTTTTCGTCAAAAGGTACTGTCATTAGTTTTCTGCCATTAGAAGCCCAAGTAAATGTTCTTTGGTCATCAGCTAGTTTAATTATCTTAGCTTCAGCTGCTCTAATTGCAAAATTTCTTAATTGTACGTTGTCGTCATTAGCTAGCGTAATGAAGAGTTTAGGGTTATGCTTAGCGAATAACAATAAATCTCTTTTAAGCTCCTTAGAGCTCATGTCAGACACCTTAGATCCAATCTCAACTCTCATTATAGCTTCAGCTTGATCTACATCAATGTTCTGAGCTAGGTTTAATGCTTCGATTTCTAATTCTAAATCTAAAAGTTCATCTTTAGCTTCTTCCACTACGTCTAATTCAGAGTATATAACTCCTTTTAGTGGGTGATATAACGATAATATTTTTTGAAGAACTTGGTTCTTTTTTGGAACAAACAAGCTTCCTTCTTTAAAAACAATATGCCCTAACGTTGCTTCTCCACCTTGCTCTTCTTTGAAGGGTGAGTTTTGATTAGTTGCATATCTTATTTCACGCTGCGTATTATTGCTTTCATCGTAATGCAACAGAGCATGTCTCGTGTTGTGTCTTGATGGAATTTTTAATGTCAACGGTTTATTGTTCCCGGTTAGTAGATATGTTCTATCTTTAACTTCCCAAGATACATCTTGAATTACTTCTTTTTTAGCCATAATATAATAAAATTTAATAGTTTAATAAAGGTAAGAATTACCCCCGTAGATTCAACGAGGGTAAGTCTACCAATTTGTTTATGCTCCTTTGAACAATACAAAGTTGTTAGCAGCTTGAACTACTAAACATCTTTCAGATAAGAAGTTAACGTCCATTGCATCTAAACTAGAAGTGAAAGCACCACCAGCAGATCCAGTTAACCAAGACTTCATACGACGATCTTCTGTTTGAGAAGCTCTGTATCGTACGTGTAAGAATGGTCGACGGATATTAGTTCCTAAAATTTGATCGTAAACTGTAGAAGTTCCAGCTGGTACTAATACTCCTTCAATAGAAGAGATTCCAGTTGTTGCTCCACGAGTTGATGCATCATTTAGATATTTCCAGTCTGTTTTGTAAAAATCATAAGATCCTCTACGGAAACCGCTAAACCCTAGGTTTAATGCCATTTCTTCAGAGTTTTCAAACAATCCATAAGCAGTACCTCCGTTAGCGCCAGCAGAAAGACCAGCTAGCATATCATCAATTTCTAATGAAGTTGTACGATCTAAGAAAAGCATGTTTTCTTCAATTGCTCCTTGAGTATCTAAATTTTTCAAGATATTGTCAAAGTCAGTTAAGTTGGCTCCACTAAATGCGGTTTCAACGTTACCTCTAGCTTCTACAGCAGCAAATAAACCTTGCGTACCTTTAAATCCTCCAGCTAAAGCTCCAGATCCTGCAGCAGCAAGTTCTCCTTCAACTACACTCATTTCTAAGTAGTCTTCAAAACGTAAACGAGTTTCAGATTCTGCTTTTAAATACCATAAGTATCCAGAAGTTCCATCTTCAGTAGCTACTTCAACCCAACCAATTTGAGCCATGTCAGATCCATTAATAGTGTAATTGCTACGAATAATGATTGGTGAATTGCTAAATTGAGTAAACGTAGGGTCGATACTAACGTTAGTAGTTCCCGTGATCGCTCCAGCAGCTCCGTCCCAGTTAGTTGTTTGAGATCCTTTGTTAAATTCAGAACCGTATACAAATATCTTAATTCCAGTATTAGCAAGCGCAGCTGTATTAGCAGCGGTGTAAGGAGCTACAATTAAAGCGCCATCTCCTGGGTTTGAAGATGTAACTACAGCTTTTAATTCAACACCAGCTGCGTCCATAAGAACAATAGTTTGGCCGGGAGAAATAACGTTTACAACACCAGCTCCTACTGGAATCACAATACCGTTTGCGTCATCGTTGGTACACCCGTCGTAAGCAACGTGTAATCTGTTTTGTTCTGACCAAATAACTTGATCTGACGTCATTGGCATTTCAGCTCCAACCATACGTAAGAATCCAGACAATGTTCTGTTTCCGTAACGCTCTACTTCTTGTTCGTAGATTTCAGGTAGATACTGCTGAGCAAAGTCAGACGTACTGTTGTTGAACTGTAAGTAGTTCGATTGTAATAATTGTTGTGACTGCGATGGTACGATCGAGCCAAAATTAGGTGCTATTGCCATAATTTTTAATTTTAATTGTTAAATTTTCTTGTTTTAATTTTTAGTTTTGAAGAGTCTTGCCCACTAATCGCTTTTACTTTAAATCCATTTACAAATACATTACCATCTTGTGTTTTTCTAGGTTCTGTAGTTATGTTCTTGTCTTTAGCAATCTGTCCTTTTATAGCGTCTGTTTTTCCTTGCTCATAAAAGTGCTGTGCAATAGTATCTGCGTTTCGCGCTGCGTACAAAGCTTTATGATAACCTTTTGTATCTACGACCTCTCCTTTGTCATTCAAGAACGTCTTGATGAACGTAGAGATGTCTTTTTGATTATCTGCGACCTTAACCGGATCTTTAATACCATATCTAAACTTTTTCTCTCCAACTTTAAAATCAAAACCTTTGAAATCGTTGTTAAGAAGTTCGTCTGTTTGGCTAATAAATCTGTCTTGGTTAACTTTGGTAGCTGCCTGCTCCTCGTTGTATCGGTTGAAAAAGTCAGTAGCTTCTTGTTGCTCTTGATTAACTCCAGGTCTCAACTTGATCTCTGCGTAGTATTTATCTTTAAGCGAATTCAAATAGCTTTTGGCTTTTGCAACTTCTTCCTTATATGCAAGTTTCTTCTTTCGAATATCTCTTGCTTCGTCTAAATCTTCATCAAAACTAAAAGAGTCTTCAATTACGAAGTCAATTTCTTCTGAATCTAAATGAGGTTTAGCTTGTTTATAATATTCTTTTAATAATGCTTCTCCATCGACATTGCTATAATCAGCATTCAATCTAGCGTAGTCATCAATAGTTCCACCAGTTTCTTCCATAAAAGAAACTAACTTTTCTAAGTTTTCTGGTACGCTTGATGCTTCTGTTTTCGGTAATACTTCTTTTTGTTTCTGTGAGGCGTCGGGACTTTCAGTGCCTCCAACCATTGTGATCTCTTCAGAGTTACTGTTTTCATCTTCTACTAATTCTAAAGGTGATTCTACTTCTTCTTTGAGATCAACTTTAATAACTTCACTGGAGTTGTCCCGTACTTCTTTTTCCACTTCTGGTAGATCTGTGGTTTGTTTATCATTAACCACTGTTTCTGTTTCTCCGACTTGAATGGCATCTTCTTCTGTTTTTTTACTTAAATCTATTTTAGTAACCTCAGGAACAACATTTCCTTGGCCTTTCATTTTTGGAGTTTTCTTTTTAAACTTAAATTCTCCTTCTGATTTTACTTCTTTTGTTTCTGACATAATATAATATAATAAAAATTAATAATTCCCTATCTTGGGGTAAACTGCTCTAATCCAAATCCATCTAAGTTGTCATTACCTGATGATTCAAAGTTCTTAGGCAGTAGATCGTTTTTTCTTTGATCTATAAGTTCACTCTGTTGAGTACCTTGCATTTGCAGTCTTTTGTCTTTTCTGTCTTCTATCTGAGTTTCTTTTTGAGAATTAGCTTTAGCGTGCATTTCCGCTAGTTTCATTTGATATGAAAACTCTTCAGCCATTAAACCTCTTTTTATTTCAGCCTCTTGCTCCATACGTTGTATCTCAAACTGAGACTTAGCTTGCTCTATTTGAACAGTTGTCTGAGCTAATGCCTGTTGCTTTTGCACTTCAGCCTCAGCAGCTTTTTCAGCAGATTCACTATTAGCTTGAGCTTGAGCTTGAATGTTTTCCATTTGAGCAGCTCTTTCAGCTTCTTGATTTTCAGTTTGTCTAAACTTTAAATATGTATTAGCTAGTTTTATGTTTTGTATATCTCTTATATCTATAGCGTCTGAAAGTTTTATAGCTCCAGATTGTAATGCTATTTGTATACTCTTTTCTAATTGAGCTTTATCTTCTTCATCTGGTTCTAAATCTAAAAATATACCAAAGTCATGTAAATGTAGATCGTCTATCTCGCTTAACGTAGCCACGTTAAAAGCATTTATACTATTAAGTAAAGATGCTTTTGTTAACGGAAACTGCAATACGTCAGCCACTCTTAAACTGATGTTTTCACATGTTCTAATCGTAATATACATTAAAGACTGTAATATGTGTCTTGTAGCTGTATTAGAATTAGCTGCTGCTAGTTTTTGTAGACCTACTAAAGCGTTTTTATCTGGAGAACTTCCATCTCTAGCTTCATTTAATCCTGTTACATCTCTAATCATTTGCAAGTAATATTGATACGTTTGTATCATTGCCTGTATTTTAGATATACCAGAAGAACTTTGAAGTTCTTGAATTGGCACTTTACCACGATTTATTTCACCATCTTGAGTTAATGATCTACCTACTATTGTTCCTGTTTGGAAGTACATGTTTAATGCTTCTGCTGGATTATAGTTTGTTCCATTGCCTAAGTCAACTTCAGCTAATCCATCTACATCTACGTAAACTCCATCAGGAACCATACGAGCTAAAACTTGCTGTAATTTTAAATGAGTTAATTGAATCATATCAGCAAAACCTGTTGTTCTACTAACTATAGATTCTATACGTCCTTGATACATTCTAGGTGCTGATATACAATAGTTCATATTAACTTTTGTAGTATCGGCAGATGGTCTTGTCATGTTTTCAGACAGTTTCCATTCTAGCATAGTGTCACCCATGCCTAATATCTTTGCGCCAGTATATAAAACCTCAATAGATCTAGAAACTCTTTCAAAGTTATCGCTTGGAGGAGGATTAAACGTATCTTGCTTTTCTAGCGTTTTTTCTAATCCTTGTTCAGTTTGTTTTATTTTAAATACTTGATCGTGGTACGTTTTATATTCAAAAAACAAAACTTGATGTTTTTCTGTGTCATTGTTTACCTGCCAATCACTTTGAGCATAATTTTGTCTACCTGGATATTTCTGTATAATTTCTAACTCCTCGTTGGTTAGATTAGGAAATAATCTTTTTATTTCAGGTAAAGTTAAAGATTTAATTTCTCCAACATAGTATATGTCTTCAAAATTAGGATCATCTGTAGCTGAATAAACTAAATTAGCTGGATCTACATAATGAGTTGTTATACCTTCAGAAAGATTAAAGCTAGTTTTACTAGCTGCAATACCTAAAACTGTAAGGTCATAAGCTAGTCTTTTTTTAGTTTCATCAAACTTATTATACTTAAGTACATTGCCAACCACTTCTTCTTCAGCTATTTCTACACTTAATTTGTAGTTTAGCTGTAGCATTAAGTCTAATTCGTTTTTATCCCTAGGTATGTTTTCTGGATCAGTAGAAGCATAGAAATTTTGACCAGTAGCTTGAGATAATCTATCTATAGCTTCTTTATTTTCTATGTCTCTTAAAGCATTAGCAGCAAAATCAGTACGTTGTTTTAAAGCAAATGGATCTGAAGCGAAGGCTTTCATTTCGTAACCTTTTTCAGTCATACCATTAACTACTATATCTACAAATTTAGAAAGAACAGGTATTGGTTTCCAATCTAAATTCAAATAAGATAAATCACCATTATTAGATAATTCATCTTTATATTTCTGTACAGGTTGTTCGCCTCTAGCGTATAATCTTAGTCTATTAAAGTTTTGGAAATTATAGGAAAACCTATCTTGACCACTGTTATTTCTAAACCATTCTTGTTCAATAGCGTTTCCAACAGCTAAACCATATTCAAATGATTTCTTTTCTTCTTCAGGTACCACCTGATCTGGAAAGATGCTATTATTAGTATTGTAGACCATTTATTATATTATTTTTGAATTTTCACCTGAATTGTTATATTTTCTAAAACCTAAAGACACTTTAGATATTACTCTTTGCGCGACAGGTGTGTATCTATGTTTATTGCAAGCCATCATAGCTAAACCAGAGCTTATAGAAGCATCATGTTTAGTTCTATTGTTTATATTGAATTTTGCCCAATCTTCTAGCGTTCTTTGAAAATACATGTTTCCATATCCTTCATTTAATAAACCAATGTGATTTTCTATATAATCCTCTATTGCAGCTGCGTGAGCTTGCTTTATATCTTCGCTTGAGTTAGGTATTCCACCTATTTCTCTTTCAGTTACAGATAACTTATGCATAACCTTATCAGGTCTATTCATTGAGTATCCTCTATAACCTCTTCTTTTCATATAATATAATAGTCTAGGTTTATTGTTTTCTGCTAGTATAGGCATACCGTAAAAAACTAAAGCCATCAACACATCTTCAAAAAATATATCTGCCGTCTGTGGTCTAGCTATGTATTCTAAGAAAAACAAATTAGGTGGCACGTCTTCCATTGAAAACTTAGTCAATCCGTGTAAAGAACCATTCGATCCTTTACCATCAACAGTACCTGATATATCATAACTATCACACCCAAAAGCTCCACAGTGCTCATTACCAGGGTATTTTATATTATTCTTTATATTATATCTATTTTGAAGTGATACCGGCGGAACCCAACTAACAAAAAATCTACCGTTTTTATTAGGAACGAACAATACTCTAGTATCTTTAATCCCACCTTCCCATTGAAAATTACCCTGCGTAACCACATTAGTATTACGAAGATCTTCATTGTAGTCTATTTGCTCGTATATTTTACCTAAATTAAACAAAGATTGCTTAGCTTCATCTCTGAAAGCGTGTTTCTCTGTTCTTGGAAACTGACGATAATATTCATTTAGTCCATCTTGATCGTCTTTCAAACCATCAACTTCGTTTTCCCAATGCGATATAACTCCTATATCTATATCTTCACCATCTATACCTTTTATTGGTTTTTTTGGAGTGTCGAATACAGGTATTCCATAAGAATCAATGTATCCTTCGTAATTCCACTCCATAGGTACGAACAAACTATATAGTCCTGAGCTAGTCTGTCCGTTGCGGTTTCTTTTTGTGACGTCCGAAGACTCGTATAGTTTTTTAAAATTTGATCCACCTTTGTCTAATGCGTTTGAGGTAGATCCCATCATACACTTACCTACTATTTTTCTACCTAATCTTAACGTTGTTTTCGTAACCCTCCAGTTGTTGAGAATGTTGTCTGGTCTCTCCCATTTACCCGATTCATCGTGGACGAGGAGTTTGAGTTTTTCTCCATCATAGGAGTTGTCCCCCGTGTTCTTCCAGTCGATCGTGGTGTCAAGACCCGCTTGTAAATCTTCCGTCGTTTCTTTGATTGAATTACGCGTAAGTCTTTTCGAAGGTACCTTGTATGATAATTCTGTCTTTGGACGTTCCATTCCGTCCTGTATTGGTTTAAAAAAGAAAGGGTAATTGATTGATATGGGTACAACTTTATCAGTGAACATTTTCTTAGCATCAGCTCCAGACTTGGAGAGTATTCCAAACCTAGCATCTCTTGAAATTGTTGCTTGGTTAACTGTGTCGGATGATGCCATGAAACTAAATCCAGACCGTCTGTTCTTAAGATAGCACATTCCGTAACACCTACTGTCCGATTTACAAGCCTCCCAGAATATGTAGAATAACCTGTTTGATTCGCGAAAATCTGCTGACCCCACGTCAATTTTAGTCCACTGCAAGTACATGTACTGAGAACCAGTAATATAAGTAGGAACGCCGTTGCTATAGAACCAATAGCCTTCTTCGCGACGAACAAACTCCTTGTTAATATACTCGTACCATTTTTCTTTAAACTCGACTGGTCTTTCATTCCAATCATAAACTGTTTTTATTTTATTTAATTCAGATGGATACTCTAAAACTTTCCAACGTTGTTCTTCTTTTTTCTTAGAACACTTGTACACGTTTTCAGCCAACGGAAGAGCTATTAATAGATTTTGTATACTATATATCTCTCCTATTTGTCCTGTTTTGCTTATGACAACTACGTCATACTCTTTATTGTATCCGTATTTCCATTTTTTAAGCCGATTCATTCTACTTAGAACTTTTGGCTTTATATGGTCTTCTACTATGTGATATAGATCTTGCTTATACATTATCTAGATCTTCCTTCTGCAAAACCCTTAAACTCTTCAGCTTTAGCAGCGCTATTTTTTGGTTTATTATTTAAAAGATCTTCTTCTGACTCTATTCTAGCTAATATTTCAAAAGCATCAAATATAGCAAGTTTCTTTGTGGCGGCAGCGTTTTTAAGTCTGTCAGCAGAAATATCATCTTCTGAGTCAACGATCTTTTCTTTAGCTACCTTTATAAGTTCTTCAACTGCTATTTGCCCAGCTTGGATTATATTCAGTTTCGTTTCTTTTATCTTCATATTTAATTAAAATATCATTTGATTCCATACAGTATAAAACTTGGTCGTTAATTAAAAACTCAAACTCTCTATTTTTTTTAAATCCAACCAAATTACCTTCACTAATTTTAAGAGCTTCTAAGACGTTGTTTCCATATTTTACTATACCAACACATTCTTTAAGTTTACTTAAACTAGAACTGTTCTTATTAACAACTGGCTTGATAAAGCAATATTCCTTTAAAGTCCTCCAATCGTTATTTACTTTTTTCATGTATATCTGATCTTCAGAAGCAAAGTACATACCTTCTTTAAAGTACTTACCGCTGTTCACAGATTTACCTTTTTGATTATAGTATCTTCTAAATATATTATGATGAACTATAACTTTATCACCTTTTTTTAACTCTGTTTCAAAAGCTAAAGGTACGGCTATTATTTCCGCTTCTCTATTAACAAACTTATGACTAGAGATACTAGAGTTAATTATTAGTTTTTTATCACCAATATTTAACTCGTTGTTGTATCTTTCGCCTATAGGTTTAATTATAAACTGATAAACACTATTCATTAATATTCTAAATCGTATTCAACAGATATAGCCATGTTGTCATTGAATTTCTTCCAAGGAAGAATCTCGTTGTTCTTTTTTATATATATATTATAAGAATCATCTTCATCCTGAAACAATATATCAGAAATAATATGACCACCGTAAACCTGTTGACCTACAGCATAATGCATAGCTTCGTTTTTATAATCAGAACCTATACTTATTTTTCTTATAATTTTAGTAGAACCTAACATTACTCTTTTTCAATTTCAGTATACGTTCCGTCTTCAATATTAATATTGATAGCTCCGTAAACATCTTCTAATTCTTTTTTGTACTTTTCAATGTCATCTACAATTCCAGCATATTCATGTAATAGTTGATGCTTTTGAGTTTCTAAAAAACCAATATTAGTCAAAGACTTATTTAAGTCTTTTTGATGTTTTGTAATTACTTCTAACTGTTCGTCTGTAATTTTTTTTGTGTCTTCTACTTTTTTCATTTAATTTAATTTAATTGATTATTATTATTACTATTATTGTTATTTTTATCTAATAGCTAGCAATCCTGATGCTGGAGTTCCAGCTGCTTCAAGATTAACGCTAGTACATAGTACATCTAAAAACGTTCCCGCTACTACACCTGCGAATTTAACTTCAGTTGAATCGCTTAGCAGTGTTAAAGTTATATCACCACCAACTCCAGCGTATAAAGCTACCGGCTGTTG